AATGCCACCATCAGGCAGCCAGCTCAACTGTGACTTGCCTTTCAGCGCTGCAATGTCTTTTGCTGCCAGGTCTTCGCGGACAATCCTGCTGAGATTGCCCTGCAGAGCAACACCCGTTGGGAGCTTGGCGAACTTTTCCCTGGCCTCGTCAATGCGCTTCATCTCTCTTCGTATGAACCTTTGCCGTTCTTCTCTGCCAACAATGGTTTGGGCTTTGGCATAAACCGCCTGCCGGGTGCCATCAATGTTCTCTGGTGATACATCGCTAGGCGTTAGATCTTGCATTGCCTGTTCCCAAGCAAAATCAGATTCAGGCGAAGCAGAATACTGCTCAATGTTTGCCTGCTCGTTTTCAGTTAATGCCTTAGTAATGATGTCGTCAGCATTGCGAATTTGATTGTCTTTAGCCCATGCACGAATTTCGCCAATTGTTTCCTGATAACGGGGATCGTCAAACGTCATCCCCTGCACCTCTAGCAGCCTGTTTTGCAGCTCCCTCTCTAATTCGTTTTGCATCAACCCGTCCCGGGTTTTAGCTGCCTGCATTCCTTTGTTGGTGTAATCCATCAACTCAAATGGATTGGCATCTATCCACTTGGGACGTTTGCTCATTTCTGTATTCCTGTCGCCCAGGCGGATATTTCCAATCGCATCGCGAATGCCAGGAATGCCCATGCCGTAAACAGCACCAAGGCTTTCCTTGATCTTCTTCATTGCCTTCACCCGGTCTTCGCCGCCCACCAACGCCAGCCCCTGATCGATCTGACGGGTCAGCACTGCACCTGCCGCGACACCAAACCCAGCCATTCCAGGCTTCAAGACAGTGCCATCTGGCATCGTGATGCCATCCATCACCAGCATTTGCAGACTTGAATTGACCGAAGCGTTGGTGGTCTCAATCGTGCTTTGATACAGCTCGTCTGTATAAAGCTCAGACTGCTTCTTCGTGTATTGATCCCACGCCTTATTCATCACTGGTGTGACGTAATAAGCCGCTTCCGCCTCGTCACCTGTCAGCTGATAACGGCTTAAAACCTCCTGAGTCAAAGCCTGCTTTCGCAAGCCAAGCTCCGGGCTACCTGGTCTAATGCCAGCCAAAAGCCCAGCATTCAGCGACAAGTCACCGTTCAGAACAGTGCTGATCCGACCAGCTGCCATCTGGGCCAATGCACGCCGGCGACCAATTGCTTTCCATGGGTTTGCCTCACGCAGCAGACTTCCAGCGATAGGGTCCGTCTTGCCTAGCTGTGTCTGCATCTGTGCAGCCTCAGCCGCACCAGCCTCCTGATTCCTTTGAAACTGCAGCTTTGCCCGCTGCGTTTCGTTCTGCATCTCCTCGTAATAGCCAGCCTCAATGTTGGACTTGGCGTAATACTTGAAGCCTTGATTCGCTAGCGATGTCAGTTGCTTGCTGAACGGGGCCAGCGCTTTAGCGGTCTGGTCAAACTCATTGAACCCAGCAACGCTGCTTGTGCCGGCTTGCTGCAAAGATGCAATCCGGCTGACATCCCCCAGCAGTGTCGGCTGCCCTGGATTGGCACGCCGGAACTGCTCAGGGTTAATGAACGAACTGATCGGCTGAGCCTGTGGCTGGATCTGATTGTTGAATAAGCGTTGCATGATCAGCCTCCCAAACCGGTGTAATTGCCAAAGAGCTGGCCAAGGGAATCACCAAACGGGCTTCCAGTGCCAGGCCCCGTGCTGCTGCTCGGTGTGCGCAGCCTGTTCATTGAATTGAACGTGCTGAATCCTGTGCTGACACCACCCAGCAATGCAGAGCCAACATTCATGGCAAACGCTGAACCGCTCGGCGGTGCGCCTGTCCGACTCGGCGGTGGCGGAGTGATCATCGTTGGCAACGGCGCAAACGGTGCAATCGGATCAAACACCTGCTGCATCTCATACGGCACCTGACTGTTCCAGCGATTCAGATACTGCGAAACTTGCGCGGCCTGGCTCCGGTTGTATTGGCGTTCCCTCAGGTCAGATTCAATTGCAGTCAACGTCAGCTGATCGCCGAGCTGATAGGCGTAGTTGTTGACGATCCGGTCAACGCTGTTGCCCTCCATATTCATCGCCTGCACCGATGCCCGAGCCGACAACGCCCGCCAGGTGTATTGCTGCTGCGCAACGGCAGAAGACATCTCCGCCTCGCGCAGCTGATCGCTGATCGCAGAGCTGTCATTAACAAAAGCAGAGCCAGCCGCCGCTCTGTTCTGATACATCACCAGCGCCTGGTCGGCGGCACGCATCAGCTCAACATTGCGCTGAGCGCTCGCATACACCCGCTGCTGGTTGTAATTGAACGTCTCCTTCCAGAACTGATGCTGCTTGTTTGCGTCCTGGACTCTTGCGCTGAACCCTGCCTGCCAAACCGAAAACCGGTTGTTTGCGTTCTGGAAAGCAAGATCGTTGAGATATTTCTGCTGCTGCGCTCTCTGGTTGTTGACCGCACCAAGCAACCCAAAACCAGCCTGCAAGCCACCGGTGGCTAAACCCGCAACCAGAGGAGAAATAACAATCATCAGGCAGCCCTCCAGAACTCACAGAACAGAGCAGAACTCTCACCCATCGGGCGGGGCCGAGCAACGCTAAAGCCAAGGTGCTTTAGCCATCGGATGCTCTGAGTGTTCTTGGCATAGACATCATTCCCGATTGCCATGCCAGCTGCGCTCAAACAATGCTCTACCCATCCTCGCCCTTCTATGCACAACTGCAAACGCCTCCGCCGTGTCGCAACCAGTTGATCGGTCCCCAGCATCCAGATCCGGTTGCCGTTCAGGCCAGTGATGCCCACAGGCTCGCCATCATCAGTCTCGATGCACCGGCAAAGCTCGCTGTCAGCCCAGCTCTCCATCACAGCTTCCATTGGCGTCGCTCGATGGCTAAGCCAAACCTCCTGGCGATCCTCCTCTCGGAGGTTTTCACCAATGAACAAAACACGCTCTTCAGTCGCATCAGCCCATCTCATTGCAGAGCCCTTGCCCTGTAGGTCACCAGTGCAATCCATTCGCATGTCGAGAACTTACATGGGATCGGTCTGTCACTCCTTATCTCAACAAATATCTGCTCACCTTGCCCGTAAATCGGGATGCTAAAAACACCTTCAAAGAAACGAACACTGTCCGGTCCCATCTCTGTCAACGGCGGCTTGCCAATTGCGGCATTGCGCACAGCTGAAACAGTCCCATCAAAGGTGTAAAGACCTTCTGGCCTGTATTCAGGCAAAACCTTGACCTGAAAGAAACCGGTCTCGTGATAGCGGAGCTTGGCAGTTCGCACCTGAGTGCGCATTGCATTGGCCGCGGCCTTCCCGCCACCGATCTCCCTCGTCATCTTGAACTTGGTGAATCGATAGACGAACTCATACGGCTCACCAGCAAATACGCTCTTGCCCCTCCAGTCGCCGCGTCCTGTGATCGTGGTCCCTGTGCTTGCCTCACCGATCAGGACAGGCCCCGTGGATGTAGGTGAAGACATGTCCCACATCGACCAGACCTGCGTCTTCGCCATGATCGGGTAGGGGATCGTGAACGTAGACGTATCCGTCTGAATGTCGTAGACGGGATCCGCCATCCGCAAAGCGGCAGGAGTGTCCGTGGTGTTGGACACTCGCCGGTCGAGCAGCATCGCGTAGGGCGCAAACGAGGCAGTCTCTTCCTGCCGGTCCTTGACCGACATCTTCTCTAGATAAACCTCAGAGCCATACTGAACCAGCAGATACAGCTCTTCCTCCACGCACAGCACCTGGAGAATCTCGTCAGCGCCAGTCAGCTCGAAGTAACTCCAGCTTGACTGCGCACGTTCAACGCCATTGCCCTGGTTGCGGAAGAAGTATTTGTAGACATAGATGCGGTTCCGGTAATCAATCCCGCCAACGCCAGTGGTGTATTTGCCGCTGATGGCGAACAACCCATTGCCGGTGTCGTTCACCGTCATCTTGAAAACCTCGTTCGGGATGTAGCTCGACACGTATCCCGTCAGGTCAGCGGCATCAGCGGTCAGCGCAGTTCCCGCACCGCGGACACTGAACTCACGCATCTGTGACCACTCGCCGTTCTGCTGGACAAAAATGATCCCCCCGCCTGCCTGCTGCGGCCTGCAGTTGGTGTCCACCTCAAACTGAGTCAACACCGTCAGCTGTGCTGTCTTTGGCGTCAGAACTGTCTCAGCGGCATTGAAGCGGAACTGATACTGCGCAGAGAACAGGATCAATTCGTCCTGATACGGAACCGCGTAACGCAGAACGGAGACCCTGTTGTTGCTAGCCACAACATCAATAGGGTCAGTGTCCAGAACCGTAGTGACTGTTTCCGGGAAGAACTTGAAAAACTCTCGCGTCTGGCTGAGGATGACGTTCTCATCAGCCAGGAAACCCAACCGGTTCTTGTAGATGAAGACATCATTGATGGGATAGCCAATGAAGCTCGGGTCCGGGGACGTTTCGTAATCACCGCAGGTGCGAGCGCCCCAGGACGGGACATTGCCAGGGATGCCAGAAACCGTCTGGCCGTTTGCAGCACCAAACCAAAACGTGCCGTCGCTCTTCCTGATCAGCAGGTGCGGCATCGTGTCTTGATCCAGCAGATACTCAACGCCTGGGCTCACGGTTTCCAGCCATGAGCCTTCGTTGAACTCACCGCTTGGGGTGTCTACGTCAGACCCGCGGGGCTGAAACTCGACGTAGTAGCCATCGAAAGCGTTGCCGGGATCACCTTCAATCTCAATCTGATAGCCAATCGGCGCGATCGTGGGCAGGTCGGTGAACGCCTGGACCGAGTTCAGGATTGCCGTGATGTCCGCGTTGGACCTGGCGTCAGACACCTCCACCGAAATCGGATTGGCCCCACGGATCCAGATCACAGAGCCAACGGCATCCATGGAATAGCCGGTGAGACCAGCAGACTGAAGCCCAGTGATGATCTGCTCAGCAATCTCCTCTGAACTGATGCGGTTCTCCGTGACAGTGCTGCCACTGCTGATCACTGGTGCAACCGGCGTTTCAACCTCAACCTGAAACCCGTTGACATTGACGATGTATTTCTGGCCGAAGTTGGCCGCACGGACCCAGACCAAGCATTCATGAGGGAACGGCCTCGGATTGGCTGGTGCCAAATCCGCCTTCATCGCCGTGCTCGTGTTCAGGTTGCAGATGAACGTGAAGTCCGCAACCGTCACTGCACGGATCTGTGACCGCGCATCAGTGACAGACGACAGATAGCTGTATGAACTGCCGTCTTGCGTCACCGCAATCTCATTGCCATCCAGGTCAAAGACCTGAACACTGTTGTTGGTAATGACCGACAGATACTCTTCGTTCTGATCCCTGAGGATCGAATGCATGAACGCATCGCCAAATGGCGTGCTGCTCACTCTTGCGATGGACCTAGTGAAATCACGCTTCCTCAATCCCTCTGCGATTGAAGACATCCCATTGATCTGAATTGCACCCTGACTGGGATCACGCTGTGCGTCAGGTTGCTGGCTCGTCCCCTGGATGAGATTGGGGATTGCGTAGCTGACGAGATTAGCCAATGGCGTATCCTCCGTAGGTGCCACGACGCAAGCCAAGCTCAGGGCTGTAGGTCGGGATTGGAACCATGCCGGGACCACCCGTCAGCGAATTTGGCTGCGACTGGGTGTATTCCACGCGCATCAGTTCAGTCAGTGCGGCCTGCTCATCAACTGCTGTGTAGTTGGTAACTGAGTCAGAACCAAGCATCCGAGTTGAAAACACCCGGGCTGACCGAATGGTTGTCCATCTGTTGAAAGCTTCTGGACTCTGGTCCCAAGACAGCAGCCAGATCACATCCGCCAGAATCGGCGAATCGGCGCTGTCGATCTGAAACGAACGGTTCTTTTTGTCGTAGACCCTGTTGCCGCGAAGAACGAAACGACCATCGAGCTGATAGGGGTCAACCAGCCAAGACACCGCAGCATCCGGCACTACGATCTCACCCGTCACCGAGTCGCGGTCAAAGGGATAAGCCTCCTCCCGATTCCAGGACCAGCCCCGCAGTTGTCCTTCCTTGGCAAACTCAAGCAAGGTCTGCTCAGCAATCCGTGCATCCTGGATCTGCTGGTTCTCAAGGCTGTCCACCGGCATTTCGCCGATGTTGGTCAGAAGCACGTTGACTGCATCCAGCAGGGTCGTCCGCCCTGGGATCGTTGCCTGCTGCGCAATCCCCATCGGTCATCTGCACAAGTAATGACTACATGGTAAAGCGCACAAAAAAAGGGGCCAGCCGAAGCTGACCCTGTTCTCTCCTCGAAGAGGTTATTAGACGGAGATGTCCACAGCGCATTCAGCACGCAGCACACCCATTCCGATACTCTGACGGGCAACCATCAAAGTAGATTGATGAGATACATTCCAGTCCCCTGAAGTCACCTGAAGAGCAGGAGACAGCAGAGTCAGAACGCCTGCGCAATCCTTGTGGAACACAAGGCCTTTGCAGTTGCTCAAGTCCTGAGCATATTCTGCATTACAATCCCCAGGCACCAAAGTGTAAGCCGGCTGGGTTACATGGTTGCTGGAGTAGATAGGAATTCCAGCAACTTGCATGGTGCGACCGTCTGCAATCGTTCCGTTAGAACCATTGCCACCGTTGAAGTCGGTGTTGATCGCTCTGCTTGACATTGTGATGGCGTAGTAGTCCTCAGGGCCGAAGACTGCATACAGGTTGTCCGTGGGGACATCCTTCTTTTCCATCGCAATGCGAGCGTCAAAGATGGCGTTCACCAGAGCGTCACCCTTTGCCTGGCGAGTTGCACCAGCACCGGTGTAATCAGTGCCCAGAGTCACCGATGAACCAATGCGGCCAGCGTTCAGAGGCTGCTTGGCAAGCGGCTCGGTGGTGTTAGTTGCAGCGGCATAGATGATGCGAGCAACACGCTTGTCATATTCATAAGCCAGGGCGCGGCCCAGCTCACGGGTGATCTCTTGACGTGCTGGCCAGTAGGCCATTAATTCATCTACCTCGGCGATTGCAGCGTCGGCAATCATGAGGCTATCTAACGTCAACACCCGCTCATTGAGGTCGGAAGGATCATTAGTTCCTCCCGTAATCTCAGTGCCCGGCTGATGATAAGCAGCTTCTTGTTTGCCAGTAATTGGGAAAGCCATCGACTTCCCGCCACGGATGTTGCGCTCCTTGGTCTTGCCCTTAAAGACGCAATACTCCTCGAAAGCAGAAAGGACTTCAGCACTACCAAGCTTGAGGAACAGAGCCCGATAGCCATCCTGGGCAGTAGCACCAGCGGTCCAGGAACCACCGGTGCCTTTAATTTGGCCTACTCGTTTGAGATCAGCGTCAGCCATGACGAAAGAAAAGTGAGGTTTGCGTAGGGTTCGCGGCCTCTCAATCCTCTCGGTTATCCCCGCAGGGGCCGATCAGTTGCAGTGGTGCAAAGTTTCCCTTGCCCCAAGCTAGAACACATCACTGTTACTGAGAAGCTCTGCGAACTTGCGCTGATACTCAGTGTCCACTTCATACAGCTTGCGACCGCGTGAATCACGCTTGTTCATAGCTTCCAACACCTCTGACTTGCTGTTGAACTTGCGGGGTTCAGCAACAGGCGCTTGCCCCCGGATCAGTCGTGGCTCTGAAGCAGACGCGGCGCCGCCAGTTGACTTGGCTTGCATTGCCTTCAATGCCCAGCGGATTGCATCCTTGTTCCCGCTATCCACCACCGCGTTGTAA